AGAGATAAATTTGATTGGGAAGCAGAGATTGGTCGATATACACATCGACACTAAAAATGAACATCACAAGTCTTTTCTCGCTAATAATATGAAATTACTGCATAATAGCGAGCACACCAATTTAATGGTGATAGATGAGGTCGACGTCGTACGATTCCCGCAAGCATATGAGGAAGCTAAGTTGATTCCGGGTGTGCTTAGAGGTAGGCATCCAATCACGATAATGACTTCGACACGTAAGTTTGCTTTCGGCTTGATGCAGAAAGAGATTGAAATCGCCAACGAGTTCGGACATCCTGTACTTCATTGGAATATTTTGGATATTACGGAAGTTTGCCCGCCATCTCGGCATCTACCAGATGAACCCAAAGAGATCCGTCGCGTCGCCAAGCGATTACCACTGCGCAATATCAGTGAAGAGGAATGGTCGAACAAGATCGACGAAGTCAAAGACGAGTACAGTAAGCTAGAGGCTTACGCAGGATGCAAGAAGTGCTCGCTATTGCCGGTTTGTAGGATGAGATTAGCACACAGACCTAAGGGCGACGAAGGCGGACTCTACAAGCCAATTGATTTCACAATCAACCAATTTCGTAAAGTAAATCCAGATATGGGAGAGGCGCAGTTATTATGCTGGAAGCCGTCATCTACCGGGTTGGTTTATGGTCGTTTTGATGGCGAAGAGGGTGAGAATGTCATTACCTTAGATCAGGCTTACGAAGCATTTACCGGAGTGGCCGCCACGGGCATTCTTTTAGACGACCTTATAGAGGCGTTTCATCGCAAGGGCGTTCCTTTTTATGTAGGTGGTGACTGGGGATACCGACACGCTTACGCCTTAGTTGCTTGCGCTAAGCTTCCATCTGGCGAGTTCTGGATGTTCGAAACACTGGCAATTGCAGGTTTAGAATACGAAGAGATGATTAAGTATGCACTTTATTTTAGAGATAAATACCAGCCTAAAAAATGGTTTATGGATACGGCCCAGCCAATGTTTATTAAAGGGTTCCGCCGTAGGCGAATGCCGTGCAAAGATTTCAAGAAAGATATTATGGGTGGAATCGAGGCAATTCGAGGTCAAGTGGTAGACGCCTCTAACAAACGTCGACTGAAGGTTCTGAAAACCACTGAGAATGACTTCCTAATTAAGGGCTTTGGTCATCATCACTTTATGGTAGACGCCGCCGGGAATGTTACCCAAGAGCCCGATGACGAAGAATATGCAGATGTTATGGACTCCGTGAGGTATATCGGACAGAACTTGTTTGCACCTCGCGGTAATATTCGCGCAGGCGGGGGTTCAAGCAAATCTTCCGTAAACCTTCAGAAGAGAAGGGAATTGTACGAAAAAGACCCAATGAAGGTGCATTCTGACGTGATGGTTAATAAAATTCGCAAGTTAGCTGTGGACGGGGCTGGCGCCTCAAAAAGCAAGTCAAGTACGGGTCAGGTTTTATGGGATTTTTCCGATCCATATTCAGATGATTAACGAGAATAGCCTAATCTTATCTTTGGGAGATCACAGTCAATGAAAAATATAGCTAATATTATCACGCAGATACTCACATACTCAGATACCGTAGGAACTACAGACAACCCCCAGTTGAGGAATTTTGACTGGAATAGGAGATTGTCTGCAATTCCAATAGATAATCCAGACCACAAAGAGATTCGTATCCCACCAGGGGAAACCGTAACTCTTTTTGACGGGCTCAGAACCCACTCTTTGGATGACACATCTGTTGTGGGTATATCCAATGTTGAAGGTGCAATGTATCTTCTGAGCGTCACATCTGGCCAGTCTGCCCTGTTCAGAGCCCCTAGGTCCATATCTCCACTAACCGACGTAGCTATAACCGTCAATAATGACTCGGTTGCAACCTTTGTATTTACCGGAGCGACACTCACTGGAGTCGTAGCTGGGGATGTTATGAGAGTTGCAGGTGAATCTACATTTGACGACTTCACCTTTGATTTCAACTCCTTGAATTCGGGTTTGTGGAAAGTAATAGGTATCTCTGGAAATCAAGTTCAAGTTACTCGACTCGTAGGTCAGGCATTCTCTGGCACTGACGAAACCGTGACGGGAACCGACGCTACGCAGATAGAGATTTACTCCTCGGCTGGAATCCAGGCAGAGGATAGGTTTGAACTTAAAAGCCCATTTTCTTTTGTGTCACAAAAGGTTTTTTGTGTCAAAGATGTAACTCCCGATAAGATTTACTTTATTAGCACAGCTCCGATACCAGAAGAGTCTATCAGCTATCCAGATCCAATAATTAATGGACAATCACTGTCAATCTATAGTAACCTTAAAAAGGTGTTTTATTTCGAGACAGACCAGGAGGTCAGTGTTCGATTTAACGATGACGCTTCCGATAATGTCAAGGTATGCCCTATTTCAGCTGGAAACCCTGATTTGATTGGTTATTTTCATAAATACGGGCCGAGCTATAAAGCTGTGGTTAAAAACAGGTCTGTGGATACGGCAAAAATCCTTTATTTTGTCGCTGAATAAGATTGGAGTAATCATTGGCTAAGAAACCAAAAGAAGATATAAACAAGCCGCAGGCTGTATTTGCCCTCGACCCGATCGGGTATAAGGCTATGGAAGCTATGCAAAAGTCTGAGGAAGATGCCGGAGCCGAGTATGAAGTCGACTCCCATTTGAAACTAATACTAAACTCCCTCAAGAAATCAGAAAATAAGCGTCAGCACCGAATGGCGTTCGACGTAGAGCCTGACCAGAATAAGGCCGCAGCCGGCGCAATCTACAGACAAAAGGTGGGTTTAACTCCAGATCACCTTCTTAAGAGAATTGCCGGACCACAAGGCGACGATCTAGTTAATCAGATTCTGCAAGCCAGATCAAACATAATGGCCTCATTTGGTCGACCCAGGACCTCCAGATTCTCCATTGGTTTCGAATATCAAGAGATTGGAACTCCCGACGCTGATCGAGAAGAAGATGAAATCGAAGCCGAGCAGGTCAGAGTAGAGAAAATGAAAGAGGTTTTGTGGAATTGCGGTCACTCTGGACTTACAGAAGATTGGCATCCGAACCTCTCACAGTTTTTGAAAATGATCACCAGAGATGGTCTGACATTTGGCCGGTTCGCAGTTGAATTTATTTACGCCGTTGATACGACTACCGGAGCTGACAGGCTACACTCGTTTCGCGCAGTAGATGCTGGAACTATTTACAGGATTATTCCTTCACAGAAGCATGATAAGACTCGACGACTGCAAGCCATTAAAATGCTGCAGCAAATAGAGAACAAGAAGTTTGATAGCGAGTCGTATGAAAAAGATGAATACAAGTGGGTCCAGGTTATTAACGGGAACCCCGTACAGGTGTTTACCGACAAGGAATTAGTGGTTTACAGTCTTTACCCAACTACCAATGTCGATTTTAATGGATACCCTCTGAGTCCCATAGATCAGTCACTTAACGCCATAGCGACTCATATCAACATCACACTCCACAACAAGCTTTATTTCGAGCACGGCAGGGCATCTCGTGGCATGCTGGTTTTTAAATCAGATGATATCGACGAAGGTACTATCCAGAAAATTCGACTGCAATTTCATCAATCAATCAACTCTGTACAGAATTCGTGGCGTATGCCGGTATTTGGCGTAGGTCAAGAGGATGATGTTTCGTGGCAATCCATCGACCAAGGTGGTCGGGACAAAGAGTTCCAGTTTCTGTCAGACGATACATCTCGTGTAATTATGGGTGCTTTCCAGATTTCACCTGAAGAGCTTCCCGGCTATTCACATCTAGCTCGTGGTTCTAACTCGCAAACACTATCAGAATCTGATAATGAGTATCAGTTGACTGCGGCTAGAGACGTAGGTCTTCGCCCGTTAATGTATGATATTCAAGACTTTTTCAATACACACGTTTTCCCTAAGTTCGACGAAACACTAAGTAAGAGTCACCAACTAGTCCTCGCAGGACTGGAAGACGACTCGCCGGAAAAAGAAGCGACTCGACTACAGCAAGACCTAGCCATCCATATGACGTATGATGACGTCCTAGAGACGGTAGAGAAAGAAGTGTTGGGTCCAGAAGCCGGTGGTAAACTTCCACTTAATGGACAATGGCAGGAAGCTATCGCCCCATATTTGACTGTTGGTCAGATAATGGAAAAGTTCTTCGACGTCAAGGGTGCTGCAAAAGATCCGCGATTCAATTATTACAGGGATCAGTTCTGGCTCCAGTGGCAGCAAGTTCTTATGCAAAAAGCCCAAATGGCAATGCAAAATCAGATGATGATGAT